GCTCGAACTGCTGCGCGGGTAGCTTCTAAGTTGCCGCGTGCGGTTTCTCGTGCAGATGCTTCGTAATCGGGTGCAGGTGGCGGACTAGATTTTCCCACGGTACTTTTCCTCAAGGTATTTGCATTCATCCCAAAATAATCGGAATAAACAAAGATCGCCTTCAGGGGTAGCCTGAGCTAGGGTTGATTCTAGCTTAAACCCCATCCGGTTGACAAGATTGATTGACTTGGTATTTGTAGAATTTATGGGCACGGTTATTCTTCGAACTTTTAACTGGTTAAATGGGTAATCAAAAATCGTTGCCAAGAATCTGCGGTTCGCCCAAAGCCCTTCACCTGCAATATGGCACACCACATTTGCGCCGTTCCAGTCTTCGTATAAAACTCCCGCATTTATCTGCCCGTCTTTCATTTGCCCTATCGCAGTAGCCCGTCCCGGTAGCCAAGTACCGCCAGCACGTTCACATACCCACGGCCCAATAACCTCCGCGTCATAGAACAGAGTTGGACGACTGGAAGAGATAATCGACATTATTAAACCTGACCTCAGAGCCGTTATTCTGTACTTTCAACCTTAACGATGCGCTATTTGCCACCGCGCCTACTGTATTCCATCCCGTAATCGGCCTTAACCCGCCACCCCAAACCATCGACCCCCATACCATCGAACCCCACACCATACCCGTAGGAGGTGTGTAATTCAATGTACCTTGAGCATCTTGCGCTAGGTAATCAGTGTTCAGTCCGTAAAGCACCGAAGGGCTGCCAGTCGTCAAAATGTACGGCCTGACCATCGTAAAATACTTATTAAAAGCTTTGTTGCCGAAGTAATTAAAGGCAGGTAAGCAGTCAGCTTGTATGGGCGTTGAGTGGTCTAAGTCGCCCACCCATGCCTTATAAACCCGTGTATTGTCTGCGTAGTACAGTCCGGTCGAAGCATGTAGTAGTACGTTTGCGTTCCAGCCGACAAACTTTGTCCATGCGCCCGTGATCGTGTTTTGTGCGTACTGATAATTCCCGCCGGGGTTCGGTACGTTCAATAACATCATGTTGGCATCTGGGTATAAAGTCAGTTGCCACCCAAACGACGAACCGTAGGAGTTCGCTGCAATAGATACGCTATTCTGTATCTTGTCAGTCAGGGCTACTGTCCTATCGACACTTGCCGACAAAAGACCACGCCCCAACGGAAAAACGCCCTCTGTAGTGTTGACTGCCAAGTCCCCGCCGTACTTCTCGGCGCATCGACGGCCAAGCGGTTTACCTAACTGAAACACGCCCACTATTGAAAAATCACCACCCGCGCCGGGGTTGCTGCCTCTGTAAATCGCCACTTCGCCCATCGTTGAAATAACGACGAAATGGTCATCAGCACCCGCGCCAGCGTCCACCGTCCATGTATAGCAAGCCATAATCGACCCGCCATCGCGGAAAATGGCACTCATATCAAGCGTACCCACCGCCCCACCTACTTGGCCAACGGGCAGGAATACTACCTGCATGCTGTTTTTGACCACAAAATACAGCCGTGACTTAAACACGCACACATGCACCAGGTTAGTTGTCGTCACTCCGGTTATTGAAGGCGTTGACGTTCCATCTATTGCCGTCCATGTCGTGCCGTTAAATAGTTGGGGTCTGTCTTGTCCGTTCACTAAGTACAGAAAAGACCCACCCGCAGTAGTCACGTTAGCGTGCTGCCTGTCTCGGTCATTAAGACCGCCAACCGGGGCAGGTATTGAGGTAGCTCGTGCTGTTGCCATAATTAACCGGGAAAATTGCCGTCTTGTATGTTCCACTCAGTCAGCAATATATTGCGCGGCAAACCACCAAGCGTAAGTTTTTGCGCCGACTTGTCCTGTGCCTTAATCGTGTCGAGCATGGTTCTAAATTCTGCCAAGTCAAAGCTCGCATCCAGTCCTTTAGAGGCTTTCCACTGTACTTTTAGACCCGTCACCATCAGCGAATCGTCAAATATCGCTCTGTCGGTGTCGGCTGCGTAGGTGTAGCGAGTAACCCCGCCACCTGCATCAATCCAGTTTTTTGAAATGTAGTAAAAAGACAGGTTCAATCCACCCGTGGGCGGGTCAACCTCTAGGAAGTTGTTAGCAATTCTGAAGCGAAGGTTTGGGCCATCGCTGATAATCGCTGATTTATAAATCTGCCATTCTTGAGTGGTTGCAGGCCCTATGAGCGGCCATTGTGACGTTCTATCCCACTCCGTCTGGGGTATTTGTCTGCCCCAGTCACTCGGTAGGTCGTATTGTGTCTGCCCCTGAACCGTAGTAAAGCTGTGTTCAGTATTCAGCCTTTGCCACTCGTACTGGCGGGAAAGGTCTCGCCCTAGTCGGTTGACCAAGGCGAGTAGTTGTATGATCTGCGGGTCATTGTTCCCGATAACCAATGTCGGGCGGCTTACACCCAGTTCACCAGTAACCTGCTGCACTAGCTCCAACAGGGTGTAATTCATAGTTAGCCCTCGACGGTTTCAGGTTCTTTACGCGGTCTTCCGCGTTTCACTTCCGGGTTTTCTAACGATGCTTTGAGCGCTTCAAATTCATTACGCAATCGCTCGTTTTCAGCTTGCAGTGCGTTAATAGGCGCATTTCCTGCCGCTGCCGCTAGATAATCCCGCGCTTTCTTTCTCAATTCCATCCAGCCCATGCCCATTCTTTGCAATGCGCCATCGTTCACTTCAGCCAGATTTTCTACAGTTCTAATACCAAAATACTCGGCTTCTTTGCATTGCGACTTAGTGATCTGCGGCCATTGACTTAAAACCGTGCCAATCACTTCCCCCGCCATACCTGCCTCAAACTCACGCCACTGTTTTGCATACTTTTGCTTGTAGTGTGCGTCTGCTTTTACTTCTAAAACATTCAAACGATCGCCGGGGTGTTGAATCCGAATGAATGGAATTTCTTTGTAAATCGGTCGGCCAGCTTTTTCACTTTCCGACTTCAATTCAACAGATTCCATGAAAAACTCGACAAAACTAGATTGAGGATTGCTCATATCTTCTCCGCTCAAATTAAACAGGGGCAAATGCCCCTGCCCACTCAGTAAGTGACCCAGTTTAGACTATTACGTCCCAACAATCTCGCCTGACCACCAGCCGCAACAGAAAACGCGGCGTTAGCTGACAGTGCATTAATAGCACCGCCAGTTGCCGGGTAAACGTTAAGAGCGTTAGCGCCAAGGTTTTTAACAGTGACTTCTGCACCAGGTTCAGCCGGGGGCAAAATAACTCCAGTACTGGCTGCCGCTGTCGTTACTATGACATGAGCGCCAGCGACCAGAGTTGCCGTGCCTTGAGTTGAACCCGCAGCGGTCACGTTGTCCTGAATGTCGCCACACACCGCTTCGGTAAGTGCAGCAGCCATTCCGACACCCATACACCGTGAAGGGTAGCTCATACGTTACTCCTTAGACAGAAGCAGCAGAGAACCAGCCACGATCACCAGAAGCCATAGCAACCGCAGGTGAGCGGTAAGAACCGCCAGTTGCAGTCACTAGGAACGTGGTAGCGTTGACGGTACATACTGCTGTCGAAGCGGTAATGACGGCGTTAGCTTGGCCATAAACATAGCGACGACCATCAGAACCAAAGACCTGAGTGCCCAACTGCGGCGCGTCTTCTGCACCGGAAGCGGGGCCCACATCAGCGGCCAAGGTAATGGTATTCAAATCACACCCCGAAATTGGGGCTACGGAAAAAGGTGCAGCCATTTTAGTATCCTTTCAAAATTAGTCAGTCAGAACGCCTTGGAAGCGAGGGCCAGAACTGGTCACGTTACCTGCCCAACCAATCAGTCGAACCATCGCGTCTTGGTTAACCGACATGCGATCACCACCAATCGGCACAAAGTTACGGTCACGGTGCGGACGGAAAAACAGGTATTTAGTATTCAGGAAGTACATGCGGTTGGTGTTCAACTGACCACCAATACCACCATCCAAGAACACATCGCAGTTAAAGCCAGCACCGAAGTATTTCAGGCTAGTGAAACCAGCACCCGCTGAACTTTCGCTAGAAATACGCTGAATGGCTTGCAAGCTTTCCAGATAAAAACGGTAGTAGTTGTTACCTGCCACAATGATATCGGGGCGGTCAGAACCACGCACTAACTGAACTGCTACACGGTTCATGTACGATTGAATGTTGGAAGCCGAAGCAGCAGCACCGCCATCAGTCGTAGCATCAAACGCAATATTGCGCCAGAACGAGAAGTTAGTACGGTTGATACCACCGTAAATGCCCGAACCAGGCGAAGCAGAAACAGCCAGAGCCAGACCAGTGATATCTTTACCGCCGTTACCCGTACCGTCCGAATAAATACCAGCCGAGATGTCGTTCATCAGTTGGGCTTCAGCAACCTGAATGCGGCCTTCTAACAAGTCAATGATCTGTTCCTTGCCGCTGTTTTGCAGCATTTCGAGACCAGACATAGAGACAGCAGCAGCGTATTGCTTAATGTCAAACTGAGCGGCGCTAATCGGACTGTTCGGGGTAATGTCGATAATGTCATACCCAGAAAACGAACCAGCGTTCTCAGTAGTGGTGTCGTTGTACATTACTTCCTGAAGAATGACGTTGCCGCCAGAAAACAGCTTTTGATTACCGCGTTCTTTCAGTTTATACAGTAATGCGTTGTTGTTGGTACAGCTATCAGCCAGCGAACCAGAGCGCGACTGAATAGTGGTTGCGACAATGTCGCTTAAATTGGCAAACGTAGCCATGACAATCCTTTCTGTTAAGAATCAAATTGCGCGGCGAGAATATCTCGCAGCGAACCTTTATTACCGGGCTGAACCCCAGAGGAAGCAGGACTAGAGCCTTTTACACTCACTGCGGCGGTTCTCGCCTTTTGAGCTTGGGCTTGTTCTAG